TTCCTCGTAGAGCTTGTCGCGCTTGGAGCGAGCGTCCTTGTCGCGCTCGATCTTGTCGAGCAGGTCAACGACCGCGTCGGACAGCATGCTGCGATCGACCTCGTCGACGATGTTGGCGAAGTGAGCCTTCTTGTCGGCCACGTCCTGCTCGTTCTTCATGCGGATGACCGCGCCACCGTCTTCGGTGTCCTCCACCTCCAGATCGTCGTCGGGCATGGAGACGGTTTCGCCTCGCTGCTCATCGTCGCTTGGGTTCTCGTCTTCGCCGTCGTTCAGGAGTTGGTCAGCCATTGTCTTAAGCCTGGTTCAGTGCGTGGAGCTCGCCCACGATGGTGTCGATTCTAGCCGGGTCGAAGTCGCCTGTGTGGAAATTCGCACCGGAGACTAGGCCACCCTGAGCGAAGCCTTCGTCCTGCGGTTTAAGCATGATGTCGTTTTCCAGTTGCGATGCGCCGCGATAAAAGTTGCGCTGCTTTTCTGGGCTATCGGGGAATGAACGCTTGGCAACATCAACCAAAGGCTCCCATCCGCCTTCGTCCGTGCGGTACAGGAACTCTTCAGGCAAGCGGTACTCGCCTTTGTAGCCGATCAACCCAGTGTTTTGCAGGTCCCCAACGCTGCTCCATTTGCCAGAACGCACAAAGTCCTGCACGGCGGGAAGGTACTCGGCGTTGGGAGCTTTGTTTCCCTTGCCTTTGATCTGGACAATTTCTTCCAGCGGTCCGACCTTTTCTGGGTAGAGGTTTTGAAGAGTCTCCAGAAGCTGCGCATCGTTTGCCCACTTCGGTGCATTTTTGAAAACTTCTGCGCGATCACTTTCCGGGAGCGAATTAAAAATATCGCTGAACTCACGCGGCGCCACCTCAATCGTCACGTGCGGCTGCCCCTTCTTGTCGCGCAGGCTGTAGATCCGCGAGCGGCCCTCGACCACGTCCGGGCAGTAGCCGCCGACGCAGTGGCCCATGGTTTCGCCTTCGTACTTGAGGGCGTCGGCCAACGACTCGGTACCAGGGTGGACGTGGCGTTCTCCTTTGGGATCGTAGTAAGCGCCGTTTTTCTCAACCCACCCCTCGGGCAGTTCTTTCGGCTGGCGCAGCTCCACCCACTTGAAGCCCTGCTCCGGGTACTCCTTGACCACCTGAGTGGCGGGGTTCATCGCCCGGGCCATGTCGGCCTCGGCCTTCTGGGCAGCGCGCCAATCGTTAATCTTGGCCACACGCTCGACGGCCTGGGGAACGGTGACCTTGTCCAGGTCGCTGTATTTCAGGCGAAGCGATGCGGGTAGGCCGGACTCAGGGTTGATCGCGTTCTTGAGCTCGTCGACCAAGTGCTGCATGCCCAGCTCTTCGTTTGCCCCGCCGAGCAGCTCGTACACACGTGTTTCTGGCGGAACTTTTGCCAGCCACGGGTCTTTCTCAACAAACTCTGGATACCCGCGAGTGATATCGGAAGCCTGAAGTTGATTAAAAAATGTGTCCGCACGTTTTTCCCAGCGTTTTGCAAGGTCTGATTGAGCCATGCCCTCCTCTGGAAAACCAGCAGCAACGCGAGGCCCAGCAACGCTGTATCCGGTTGGAGTTGGATCGTAGTGCAGCACGCCACGCTCAGCCAGTGCGCGCAGCGGGTCTTCCGGCGTTGCCATCTCGTTTCGGAAATACTTAGCGAGCTTGGTATCGAGCCAGCGATTCATGGCGGCTTCTGGCTCAAGGCGTGCGCGTTCACGAGCAAAGACAGCCGGGTTTATGGCAACGCCCGCCTCAACGTTTTGAGCGTAAGCTGCGTCCAAATCTCGAAGCCGCTGCGCAGGATCTGATCCAACTACTCGAGTCTTCATCGGCTCCACAACACGCTCCACAGTACCCGCTAGAAAGTTGCCGCCCTTGGGCTTGACAACCTGCGAACGAGAACCGAGCGCCAGGTCGCCCATCAGCTGAGCGCCGAGGCCGCCGCGCTCCATCACCTGCGGCACAACGCGCTCGGCCAGTTGCTCGCCTGCGCGGCCAGCGGCCATGGCGCCTTGCTTGACGCCTCGTGCAGCCATCGAGCCAAGAGGCGAGACGTTCATCACCACGTCGGCCACATCGGCCACGCGAGGGTCGAGCTTAAACGTGCCGATGCCGCCGGTGGCAGCGTTGCCGCCGCGAATCAGCGCACGCGGGCCGTAGTAGGAAACGTCCTCCGCCAGCGATGCTGCGCCGGGCAGCGACAGAAGCTCGTCAACGGATGTGCCGCCGAGCAGAGGCACCCAGTCCTTGACCTGGTATTGCCCAGCAAAACGCTGAGCACCGCGCAGCGCGTCAGCAAACGCGCCAAGCGCTCCAGAACGTGGAGTTGCTTTGATCGAATCAGCCATGGCAGCTGCACTCCTTCATGTGGTTCAGTGGGCTGCGGACTGCGCCGCCTTGTTTGAATTTCTTGGACTTCAAGAACTCCAGCGCCGGACCTTCCATGCGTCGGAAAAGCTCTGTGTCTGTCACGCTTGGATTGGGTGCGGCCTGTCTGCCTCCCAACTCCATCTCATGACGGCCGACACCTTTGTTGGCCAAGTAGCGCATGAAGAGCAGCGATGAGGAGTCGTCGAGCAAAGCGCCAACATCGCCACCAGAGTCCAAATACTCTCGCAGGATTGGATCGTCCTGAATGCTGCGCAGCGGTCCTTTTGGCCGCGCCGCAAACTGCAGCTCCTTGCGAGCATTTGTGAACGCCAGAGGTGACAGCACTTGCGCAGGGTTGTCCGTCGCAAAGAAGTTGTACGCTGCACGGCTTCGGGGGTCCAAGCGCTCGGGATGTGATGCGATCAGCGTTCGAAGCTCTCGGCCTGCCGGATAGTTGGTTGAGTAAAAAGTCAGGTCATCTTGGCTTGGCTGCACAACAAACGCTTCTCGACTTGGATGTGTGTGAAAGTCGATGATCTGAGGATTTCCAGGAGCTCTCCGCGCCGCTTTCAGGTCAAACGCATTCGGCGTCACTCGGTCAACAGTGCCACGCGTGATGACCGACGGGCCGCCTTCGCTGGCCAGGCCAACAACAGAGTGCTCGCGGCCAGTCTGCGCGGTCTGGCGCAGCGCGTCGCGGATCACATCGGCCTGCTCTGGAGCCTCACGCGCCAGAAGCGCGCGAAGTTTTGCAAGGGTTGAGATTGGATTCATGGCTTACCACTTCACCTTGTTGGCCCAGTAGGCCGCGCTCGACGGACCTTTGGCGATGTTTGCACCGTGGCGCGCTTTAAACGACGCCCGCTTATCCTTCATCGCCTGCGACTCGCCAGCCTTAGGCTTGCCAGCAGTCTTGGCGCCCTGCTCGCCGAAGCGGATCACCTTCTCGGTGCCGTCGTAGCAGGCTTTGACGACGTGCGACTTCGTCGGGTGCGATGGCGTGCGCTTTGGAGCGTTGCACGCCATCTCGGATTTTTTCAGCGGTTTAGACGGCATACGGGTTCGCTTTCGTTTCACGACGATGGGGCCTATCCTCGTCAACGTCGCGTGCCTGTGGAAGTTCGAACCACCCGTCGTTCTTGAGGTAGATGACCGCCTGCGTGAAGGTGTCCACATAGTCGTCATGCTCCGCAACGGGGAACTTCGCCACCTGGTTCAGGAACGGTTGCGCCCAGCTCACAGGCTGGCCGGGGTTCTTTGAGGACTCCGGAATCCACAACAGTCCAAGCTCCAACGTCGGCGCAGATTGGTGCGCCCTCGACACCTTATCCGCTTGACCAGGATTGTAGCCAACGGCTGGGACCTTGGCTAGACGCAAGTCCTGCAGCAGCGACTGCCCGCTTGCCTTGGCCTCGACCAACAGCCGGTCTGGCCGTCGCCCCTTCGTTGGCATGCCAGCCTTGGCCGACTTGTCCGCCCCGTACTCGCTGGTCCAGTCGCGGATCACCTTGGAGCGCAGGTCGGGGTAGCCCAGGTGCTCGTCCCAGGCGTCGAGCAGCATGGCGTTGCGCAGGCCACGGTGCGTGAACACGCCCCAGACCGTGCAGGCCGTCGGGTCGCCCGTTGTGCGCTCGGTGAACGCGCAGTCGTAGCTTTGCAGGATGTACTCGAACTGCGGCAGACGCTGAGCCACGGGCCAGAGGTTGAACTTGTCAGCCTTCAAGATGCCGCCCTCAGCAGGCGACGGGTCCTGCTGGAGCTGGCCAGCCGAGCCGTAGGTGCCAAGCAGCTGCTTGAGCTTTGTGATCTCGGCCTCGCCAAAGCGTGCCGGGCAGATCAGCTCGCCCTTGGTGCGCCTCGGGTCGTAGGGGCCGAGGATGGTGCTGCGGCTCTTGCCGTCCCACTCGGCGGGGATGCAGATGTGCTCCCAGCCGCCGATATCGTTCAAGATGTGCCCGCTGATGTCCTTCTCGTGCAGGCGCTGCATCACCGTGACCATGGCGTCGGTCTTGGGGTTGTTCAGACGCGTGGACCAGACCATGTCGAACCATTCGAGCGCGCTCTCGCGCATGGTCTCGGACTGTGCGTCCTGGGCGCCGTGCGGGTCGTCCAGGATCAGGCGCGAGCCGCCCTCACCGGTTGCGGTACCGCCCACCGAGGTGGCCAGCCGGTAGCCGGTCTTGTTGTTCTCGAAGCGCTGCTTGGCGTTTTGATCGCCGGATAGCTCGAACATGTGCCCCCAGCGCTCCTGGTACCACGGCGACTGGATGAGGCGTCGGGCCTTCAAGTTGTCGCGAATGGACAGCGTGCCCGAGTAGGACGCGGCAAGAAACTTCTGCTCGGGCTGAGCGATCCATTCCCACGCGCACCAGGCCACCGAAACGATGGTGGACTTGGAGTGCCGGGGCGGAATGTTGATGAGCAGGCGCTGAATGTCGCCCGAGCTCACGGCCTCAAGGTGCTCGCAGATAAGCTCGATGT